TAATAACCTTAAAAATAATATCTTCGGTTTTGCGATTCCCCATTCAAATAATGGCATTGCAATCGACAAAGGTAATACCTTATATAACAACACAAAAGCAGGATTGAAATGTATGCCTCTTCCATCGCTATGAAAACGAAGTAGAGAAACAATAAAAAGCGTAATATACATTACAAGCAATACAATAAAAAATTCATCCATTCACTTTATCCAGTTGCCTTTGTAACTCTTTATCCAATATCGAAAGCCATCTTTCCAGCCTTCCCGCATCTGCCCTGCGTGCGTGTTGCGGCGCTTCCGGTCCAATGAATAAAAACTTTCTCAGCGGGATCTTGCTGCGCGGTGCATCAGACTGGTGAAATATACCATATGGAGTCCGTGTACCCATGACAAGACTCAGCCGCCCGACTTTTACTATATTATCGGGATGACTTGCTTTTGTTACCGAATCCCGGAGTCTTCCGGTTGCAACCAATATTGAAGCGCCCGGAAACTTCTTTGCTTTTTGCTCTGCATAGGCAGGGGAAAGCGGAGGGTATAGGCCGGAACCTTTAAGACTGAATTGTGTTCTATTTGATTTAAGCCAGTCTCGCGCTATTTCTCCGAAAGCGAATCGCAGATCAGAGACACGTTTACCCGCGTCCTTTATTGCCCTTTTAAATTGAGCATCGTTTTCAAGAATATAACTGGTGGTTAGTACGGTCAAAGCGTTACCACTGTCTTAAATCTTTTTCAAAAGTCGCTTTTATATCGCAAGTATCAAGTGTGGATGAAACAAAGACTCTGGATTTTACTGGTATGTTTGGAAGCGCGATTTCTCGGCTTAAAAGCTTTTTGAGCATATCCATAGCTTTACGCCATGCGCCGGAATAGCTGATATCCTGAATCACTCTGCCATCTGGCAAGAATTTCTGTTCTTTCGGCATGAGTATTTTTGCGACCCGGTACACCACCAGATCAATACAGATTTTACGAAGGAAGATAAGCGCATCAGGATCGGTGATATCAAGATCATAATTAGGCTGAATATGCTGGTCTATCACTTGGCTTTCTTCGGCAAGGATATCAACCAACGCAGCGGAATTTACTTCAGCATTAGCTTCTGAAAAGTCTATACCTTTCAGATTGGCTTCAATCTGCGCCTCTGTTGCATATATGACGGCCATTTATGCCTTTATTCTTCTCTATAAATCGACTTCCGGCTTAAGAGATATTTTGCATTCTTGCCTTTGTAAACATCACCGGGCTTGTAAAGCTGATCTTCGCCTTTGATCGTAAAGCGACAAATCAGCGTGCCTTTCTTTACCTTTTCGGCTTTCTTTTCCACCTCAGAATCAGACATTTTATGATCTTCAGCGTCTTTGCCTTCAGGTTCTTTATCCATTTCAGGGTCAGCCCCATCTTCCATTTCTTCCTTCAACGGGTCAGCGGCCTTATCTTTATTCTTCATTTTTAAAATCCTTCTGATGGTGTTTCGTTGATTTAGACTACCATGATTCTAAACGAATAAAAAAAAATGGCAATAATTGAAAATAATGGTTGACTATATCAACCATAGTCGCTATTCTCGAATCATGATTAGGGAATGGACCTGATCATAAACCAAGCGATAAAGGAAGAAGATAATGTCAGATATTTTTGATAACTTAGAAACTGAAATTTCACCAGATGGTAAATTTAATCCTGCTACTAAAAAAGTGTCGAATCGAGAGAAGTTCCCTTGTCAAAGCTGTTGCGGAACAGGTAGTTATCGGGGAACAAGGCTCCATCAGGAGAAAAGCCATTGCTTTGCATGTAAAGGAAAGGGTTATTTTTACACCAGCCGACATGATCGTATGAAAGCAAAACAACAGCGCCGTGATCTTAAAAGCAGAAAAGCGACAGAGAGGGCTTGCGAATCAGTAAAATATTATGAAGAAAACCATCCCGGTCTTTTGGAGTTTCTCAAAAATGCGGCTACATGGTCAGAGTTTGCGAGTTCAATGTATCAAGCAATCGGCAAATATGGCCGTTTAACAGAAAAACAATTAAACGCTGCTTTATCCATGCGTCAAAAATCACAAGCAAGAGAAGCTGAAAAACAAGATAAAGCCCAAAACGCCGCACAAATAGAAAAAGAAACAATTCCCACCTTGGGAAAACTGGCGCAAGGATTTCTTAATTCTTCTGAACATTTAAAATTTCCTAAATTGCGCCTTTCTACTGAAGAAGGATTGCGTGTGGTGCTATCCCGTTGTGGAGACAGATCAAGAACACCCGGACATATAAACATTACAGACGGCAAGCCTTACGGCGAAAATATCTATTACGGACGTATTACACCTGATGGAAAAGTTTTATTCAGAAATGCACCAGATGACGTTACAAATACATTGATACAATTTAATGACGATCCACAAGCGGCCATCAAAGTACAGGGATTGCGAACTGGTGAATGTTGTGCATGCGGGCGCGAACTTACAAATAAAAAATCTATTGAAAGCGGAATAGGGCCGGTATGTGCTGGTAAATGGGGATTTTAATTACAAGCTTCCTGATCGCTTGGGAAAACGCCGGGGCTGTTACACATGCGGCCCCGGCGCGGGATGGAATGGAAAGGTAAGAGGATGAAATACAGAGTAATAGGCGGCTATCATGATGGTGAGTGGCATCCATGCGAACACGAAGCAACCAAAATAGCAGAATACGCAGAAATAAAGCCTACAGCCGACAAAGAGCCGTTAACCGCGTATGTAGAAACGAAATTAATACACATTTATCATAAACATGAATATAGATTTTGTGATCCAACATATTTTGGTCATGATGTTACTATTTCTGTTTTAACTCCCCCGCATATTGATATTGCTGGTGCTTTCCGAAATCTCATTGACGGATATGTACCAAAGAAGGAGCGCGAATCATGAAATACAAACTGATAAATATAGGCCGGGATAAAGTTAACCGGGAAGTTGAGATTGATCCGAATCAGCTTTTGCAGGAAGTAGGAAAACATCTTCTTTCGCGCAATATTGAACTTATCACCGATGACGATGGCGAATCGTTTCGGGTTTATGCCGGGGTGCGCAGAGTCGGGACTGTTGAAAGGGTTTCATCATGAATGAAGGCGTAATCAGGGTATTATGCTTGCTTTTCGGCTTTGGGGCTGGATGGGTTGTTTGTCTGGATCATGTGGGGATATTTTAATGGCTTTGCAAATAATAAACCCCGAATGGTTAGCCAGCCCGGAAGGGAAGGAATGGGCAAAGGAACTGCAAGAGCGCAGGGATAAGATTATTGCTGAGGCTTTTAATAAATTTTTTACATCAGAAATGGAGGACGAATCATGACGCAGACAGAAATCAACAAGGAATTATGTTTTGCCTTAGATGAAGCGATTCAAATCCAGACTCATTTTAAGAAATTATTTCTGAAAGATGGCAGGGTTGTTGAAGCAACGCTATGTGAACAGCTTACGGATAGATGGAAAAGAATAAATAAAAAAGCTGGTTTTCCATTTAAAGTAAAACCGGAAGATTTAAAATCTCTTAATTCTGATTGACAATATCAACCACAAAGGATAATTTACGAATCGGAAAGGTAAAGATGATGAAGTTTTATATATGTAATCCTGATTATAATTTTGATGATGCTGGATATATTCAGTCCGTTCAAAATGGCGATTCAGATACAAATTTTAGAGAGGCAAAAAAAAGTTTAATTTCCTCTCTGGATAATATAATTGCACATTGTGAAGAAAAAAAAGCAGCAATCAAGGCTCTAAGAAAATCTCATTTTATGTATGTCGGAGATATAGGGCCATGCTGAACAAAGCCGAATTATACGAAATCGACAAACACGCCGGTAATCGCTTGAGGATCGCCTGTAAAGAGGCCGGATTTTCACAGACAAAGTTAGCCGATGCGTGTGGCATAACCTTCCAACAGGTCCAGAAATACCAAAGTGGCGATAATAGAATGAGTGTCAGCCGCCTCTATCAAATAGCCGGGATACTGGAAAAGCCGATATGGTATTTTTTCCCGGAAGATTGCGGCGGGGATATGGCGAAGTATGCGCTTCAGTTTGAAAAGATTATCAAGCGATACCGGCATAAGGAAGACCGGATTCTTGAAATATTGACGGAGAAATGATTATGAGTGAAAAAGACAATGGCGGCGCTGCCTTTCCAATTGCAGACTTACACGGTATGCCTTTCGGCGGCATGTCATTGCGTGACTGGTACGCGGGAATGGTTTTGCAGGGTCATATATCGAATCCTGAAATTACTGATAAAATTATTAAAGAATTCAAAAGTGGTGCAGAGGCCGCGCAAGCAGTAGCGGAGATATGTTATAAATTCGCTGATGCAATGATTGAAGAGAGAAATAATGCCGAATGATCAAGACCAGATAGACTCACACATCTACGGCAAGATTGATGCGCGTGAAAGAAAGCAGCCGGAAACCGGCGAAGGACAATTTTATTTAAGAGGATATTATGAAGAAAAACAACGTATGGAATCGGCTGCATATTGTAGAAATCGTAATTTACCTATTCATGTCAGCGGGTATCGCGCTGGTTCTGGCGGGTCTTGTGTTGCGTGCGGTTGAAGTGGAATCGGATTGGCGTGCGGATCGGATGTATCAGCAAGGCTATTATGATGATCCCGGGGCGGGACCATGATGGAACAAAGTGAAATTAAACGGCTTATGAGAAAAAGTAAGACAGGACAGGGGCTTTCAGATATTGAATTACAACTTTTAACATCTGAATGGGAAAATAATCCATCACGATATGGGGTTTTAAAACAGTCCGTTGATGAGGAAATAATGAATGAAATAAATCCTCTCTATGAAAGATAAAAAAATGATCGACATACCCGAAGTCATAAAACGCGCCGCCGCGCACGGACTCCATATAAACATGGATGATAGCCCGAATGCTGTTGTGCTGAAGCTTTTGGAGCATCTTGACGAACTGGGAACGCGGGAAGTTAGGGATGAGCAAATAATATGGTAGGAAGGAATCTATAATGCCAAAATACGAAGTAAAATTGAAAATCACATCCATCCGGGAAAACCCGATTGTGGTCTATGCAGATACAGAAGGGGAAGCGGAGGAAAAGGCCGTTGATATTGTTCTGGCATGGCCTAACGTTGACGATGCGGAAGCGTTGGAAGCGGTATCAGTATGATTTTAATCTATTCTATCATAGGATTATTCGTGTGGTTTTGGTTAATTGGCGACGAGATACGGAATGGGGATACATTTAATATCACGTTAGGTTTTTTCGCCTGCCCTGCCACAATAATGTTTTGGCCTATATTCTTAATATCAGAAATTGTTTCGAGAAGGTAATCTGATGAAACTTAATCTTCCATTCCCGCCATCAATCTTGAATCCCAACGCAAGGCCGCATTGGAAGCCAAAAGCAAGGGCGAAAAAGAAATATCGGAGTGATTGCCATTGGCTTTCATTACAGGTGCGCCCGGAATTTCAAGACGGTAAAATATATCTGGAAATAACATTTCATCCCCCGGACAAAATAAAGCGGGACAAGGATAATATGATAGCCGCATTCAAGGCCGGTCAGGATGGCATGGCGGATGCGTGGCGTGTTGACGACAATAGATTTAGTGCATCGTACCACGTGGGGGAACCTGCGAAGCATGGAAGCGTATCAATAGTAATTGACCAGTAAAAAAACACCCCCGGAACTGGTCAAGGGGTGTTTCTAATCAAATTTACGGAAAGGTAAATTATGAATTATGAATTAAGCAATAACATCCTGTAATAGGAAGGCCGCGTTTGCGTTCAAAATCAGTTGATCGTAATTGTCTGTTACGGCAATTTCTTCAGATCCTACCGGCGTAAAGTTGCTCTTACGAACAACTGCACGCGGCGTTGTACCAGCTTTGCGTATCTCCCAGCCCAAAACTTTCTGGCGAAGCCCCGGCGTTCCGATCTTCGCATAAATCAAATCCTTAGCCCAAACTTGAGCAATAACAGCCGGTTGACCCTGTTTCGCAGAGTTAAAGACCGCTTCGCCGACAAAGATATTATCGACTTCCAGAACATCAGCCAATTCCTGCCCGCTGAGTTGACCTGTTCTGTTTTGAACAAATCCAGTGTTGAGCAATTGAGCATGGAAACGCAGAGCGTTGAAAACCTTCTTTGACATGATTGCCGTGTTGATAGATTCGCCGATGGCATCCAAAACGGTATCGCGTGCGTTTTGCATATCTTCAATCGGGTTACTGTCTGCATGATCCCGGTTGTTATACTGAGCATTGCCGACCAGCGTAGCGCCCTGTGTGATGATTGTGGGATCTTGCAACGTGTCAGCAAGCGCCTTTTCCTTACCAAGCCATAGATGGGTTGTAAGTGCCAGCGTTTCATCAATCCGGGCATCATAGGGTTTTTCTACGTTGCGGAATTCCTCATCCGTAATCGTACCCTGAAGGCCATGGTTTTCGATACTGTAACTATCGGAACCGCGTGTAATCGATTCAACCCTTGCATATGGTCCTTCTCCAATATGCACAGTGTTTTCAATCCGCAAATGCCCGTTGCCGTAATTTGCAATCTTCCCGGTTGTTTCCTTGACCGGGACCGCTGGTAGTATCATTTCTGATATGTAACCCTGCGGCAAAAGCATATTACTGGCATTTGTCAGAAATTTATCTGTAATTGCAACATTTTGTGACATTGTTTAAATCCTTCTCCTATATCACTTCTAACCATCCCGAAAGATTCGGGTTTTGCCTAAGAATTAGGCATGAATTCGTAATGATTCCACATAGACTCCGACTACATCATCAAGAACAGCATCGCCGCGAGCAATCGCAACGCTCAAATCACCAGCGGTTGACGCTAGTACCAATTTACCAGCCGCATCAACCTTAAGCCTATCGCCTTGTGAAAAAGTAGCACCGGCTACGGCAAGAGCACCCCCGCCTTGACTCGCTATTTCGGCTACACCATTCGCAAGAACAGCGGCGCGAGTGAAGCCCGCGATATCTTCACCGGCCCCGGCGATTAAAACCAAGTCTTCCACCGCGTCATATTTAACGGCAATAAATTCCACAAGAGCAACGGCGGTTGCCTTAAGCCCCATTAGATTATTTACTGGTTGAAAGATAGCCATCTTATTTTTTCCTTCTTTCTATATTAAAACGCGATCCGGTCCGGTTTAAGCAGCTTCCATCAGCTTTTCAATATCCGGGTTTTCGGAAAGAATTCGTTTGTGAGCAACCGCAACGCTCAGAGTCTTATCCTCTTTCATAAGTGCATCGCAGAGTTCAACGCTTTTATCCTGAGCTTCGTCAAAGGTTTTCGGTCCTTTGTCCTTGTCTTTGTCCTTCTTCTCAGGTTCTCCGCCGTTGCCTTTTGTTTCATCACTCAGGGTAACAGCCAGTTTTGCAAATTCCGCAACATCGTTTTTCATGAAAGATTCACGCTGCGCTTCACAAGCTTTGTTTTCAGAAAGCATAATGGAAAATTCCCGATCCTTCTTTTCGGTGACAAGCTTTTCGGAAAGCTCTTTGTTTTCTTTTTCAGAAGCTTTCAATTTCGCTTTTGCCTCGTCATCGGAAAGGGTGACTTCCTTGATCAAACCCATTTCCTTTTTCTCGTCATCGGAAAGAGTGGCGATGTAGGCTTTTGATTCTTCAGGTGTCATTTTTGACATTTCAGTTTCCTCTTCAGGTTCATCATTTAAAATTCTGCTTATAGCTTGACGCTTTTTATCGCTCAGGTCAAGGTCAGTCAAAACGGCTTGCATATCTTTAATGAAAGGCCGGTTCGTCAATGCTGCGCCGTTTAATGTCGGGCCGAATTCTTTTCCTGTTTCGTTATCAACAAATTTCATGGTGAAATCAGCCGACATATATCGAAACTCGCGATCAATGATTTTCTTGCGTGCTGTTTCGGTCCACTCAACTGTAAGCCATAGCTCTGTATTTTTTTCGCGCAACATAACTTTGCGAATCCATCCAGCGGCCTCCCTGCTTGAGAAATGGGAGAAATCAACCGCAATGTCTACTTTCTTGACTTTTTTATCGAAATTCTTTTTGAAAGATTGAAACATTTCTTTGGTAACTTCAAAATCTTCCATAAAAGGATGTTGAAAAGTTCCGGTACGCATCAATTGAACTTCTGAAAAATCAATATCTTCCTGAAGCTGGATTTCCTGCAAACAAATTCCGATGATACTCATATCGTTATACTCTTTCTGGCTTTTTCAATCTCTTCCGGGGAACCTGTAATTTGAAGTTCATTAGGATCAACCGGCCTGTTTCCCTTTTTCCCTGTTGTCTGCGCCACGATGAAAGATTTACAGTTGTGATGCAGCGGCGGCAAAAATGGCGTAGTAGCGAATTCTTCTTTTGAGAATACACGCCCGGTCAGATTTTGGCAAATCGCACTCACTGGCGCGGGGTTCGTGAATACAAAACTTTCAATATCATCCAATACATCAGGTTCCTGAAAAACATCATTCCGCACAGTGTTTACGGTTTTTGAAGTCATGTTGACCGCTGCGGCACGCAGTGCCGGTCCTGCAAGGTATCTATCGCGCTGCCTAACCATTTCCTGATTCAGAGCCGCCGCCGAATCTGTTTCATCCACAAAGCCATTGAAGGCAAACAACACAACCTTTTCCATGTCGCTATCAAGGAAATCAGCGAATAGCGCAGTTTCGGCGGCAAGGAATTTTTTGGAACTTCCCGGCAAATCCCTAAATTCTTCCTCTGTTAATTTTAACTGTGCTTTGGTCTTGCCGATTTCCTGCAACACCTTATCAAATGCGGCCTGTCCTACTTCTCCGACATAACTTCTAATTGATTTTTTGAATTTATTACTACCCGGCATTGTAACATCAAGCGCGGCGGCGCGTGCTTTTGGATCTCTTTTGAAGATGTTTATCATTTTGGAAATCATTTTATCGCTGCGTTCCCGCTGTGCATCCTCAAGGAACTTTTGGAACTTTTGCGCGTTCCGGGCAATGAATACGGATGGCAGTACACCGGCAAGCTTTATATCCTGTTCGGCGGCTGCATAAATCTTTTCGTCAAGCTGTTCAGCCTCAAATTTTGACAGGTTATCGTTATCGTGTAATACAAGCAATTCCCCGGAAAGTTCCTGATATGCCTTATCAAAGTATTTAACACAATCACAGTCATCATTTAGTTTTTTTTTATGTGACGATGACTTGGAATCATTGTCATGCTCAGATTCTTGTTCATGACTACTACCATCTTCTTCAGAGTCGTTTTCCTCATCTTCGTTTTCATCCTCATCTTCATTTTCACGATCAGGCGGGGGTAGCTTATGCAGGGCTGAAACATGAGACTCAAGGCGGTCAGAAGCTTTTATTATACCAGTTTCAACATATATTTTAATGATCTCCGCAATCTCTTTCCCGGCCTTATCATTGATCCCGGTAGCTTTAATTTTCGGATAGAATTCACGCGGTCCAAACTTCGCATCAACCAGCTTTTGGATAAGGTCTATGTCAAGTCTTTCCTCTATAACCTTCGCATGAGAAGTCAGGCCGGAAAGGAATATATCTGACAAATCAGAACCTAGAGCAAATGACCCGCTTGTTCCCGACATTCCAAGCTCCATGAAGTTAGCCAGAAATGCTTTTGTCATTTCAATATTTTCAGAATTTATGACATCTTGAACTTTTTTAGGATCATGGGAAAGTTTTAATTCTTCCAGTTCAAACCCGGCCCCCATGACGATTCCGTTTGTCTGGTGCGAGGCCAGAGCGTCAATGACATCCTGAAAGGCTGTTCGTTGCTGTTCGTAATCATCACGTGTAAGCATTTCAGCCGGTATCTTACCAATCGGCACGCCCTTTGAAGAACGTTCAATACCAATTGCCTGAAGCTTCCGGTATATGTTCTTACGAAACCAATTACCGTAACAAGGGCGCAGCATTGAAATACCTTGATAGTTATCACCCTCTTTTTCTATGGAAAATACAAGAAGATTTTCACCGGAAATATGAACATCTATCATCAGATCCCCGGATGGTACGCATTGACGTATATTGTCAATGCTGCCATTCATTCTTAGATTCCATTCCAGAATAGAGCGCTGATGGCGAAATCCTAAATCAGCAATCCCGTGATACGTTCCGAATCGGGGATGATTTTCAACCAGCTTATGCGTGACTTCAAAAACGGAATGACCGAATTCGATAAATGTCAGAATCTCTGTAATAAATTCCGAAAAGGTTTTGCGTTTCGATCTATCCTTGAATCCCATATCATTGAACAATACATGCTCTATGAATGCTGCGATTTCCATTTCCTCATCGCTATCATCAACGGGCTGAATAAGCCACGTAGCGGATTTTATCGGACCCTTGGAAACCGATAGAAGCATTTTAACTTGCGGATCGGACCGGCGCATTTCGTCAAAGGCTTCGATTCCCCGTTCATTAAGAAGCTTTTGAAGGGTTTCCTCATCAAACATCCCGCTGAATAGCTCAGTGCCGGATGTTCCTTTTGCAATAGTTGGAAAACGTTTCGGTCTAATCAGATTCGCAACCTTGGAACGCAAATTCTGAAATCTGAAATTAATATTATTTACCAAGATTTTTCTTCCATTGATGGCGCGATGGTGGTTTTCACCCTCTTATTATTATCACGCTTTTGCTTTTCGGTAAAACCGATCATCCGATTCTTAATCATATTTGATAGCGCATATCGCACCGAATCCCAACCATGATTATATTTGTCAACAGTCTCAGGCAAGATATCTTTCGTTATTTTGTCGATCTTGTAGCTGTATAGCCGCGCCTCTTCAGCCATTTCTTCACATCGGGTATGTATGATTATTTTATCATAAGACCTGATGAAAGTGATTCCATCCTCAATACTTCCCGGCCATTTATCGGCGGCAATAACTTGATAACCTAGTCCTACCATCTGACTAATTGTTTCAGGACGGGAACAATCCGCCCGAATCTTATATTTTTTGCTGCCCGGAATCTTGTCGTACATATCCGGCAAGTCCGGCGTGTCTACTCTGTAGCCGTATTCAGCGTATTCGATATATAGGCACTTATCCCCGTAATCGTCATGCGGTCCGATCCAGAGCTTTAACAGCACGCTAGGATCAGCGGCGAATCCCCAGTCTGCACCAAACAAAGGACTCCACCATTCTTCAGGATCGAAAGGCTGAATCACATATTTTTTATTAAAGATAACGCTATCGGAAAGACCGATTGCCAGCCCCATGTATTCACACTGGTATAGATCGTCATCGGTTTCCTTCAGGCGCTCCGCATCGGCTATGAACCGGCTTCCAAGCCATTCCGGGGGTACATCCAGATAGGTTGAATGGTGCTTATAACGATCTTCGTTGATCGCTTCCTTTTCCTTGTTAACCCATGCTTGCGGATCGCGTGGCGGGTTGTAGGAAAGGAATTCGATAAACTCATCCCCGCCACGTAAAACAGACTGTTGCACGGACCGGATTTCTTCCATCCCGTTGTATTCTTCCAACTCCTCAAACCAAAGGATTTTGAAATATCCGTCTTTGATGTTGATGGATTTTATTTTCTTCGGGTCATCCAGACCTAAGAGGATTATTTTCTGTCCGGTTGCCATATAAGTCAACTCGAACGGTGCAACAGTAGCCTTGAATTTATGTTCAACGCCAAGCGTATAAATAGCCCAAAGCAAAGTCGAATAAATGCTATTGCGGATTGTATTGGTGTATTTTCTGAAAGCTATCCCGTTGGCTTCCGGGTCTTTCATGATTTCATGGATTATCTGAATCGCAATAAAGGATGATTTTGTTGATCCCCGACCACCGGAAAACCAGAATTGTGAATATGCGGCGCTTTTTAATAGATTATGAACGCGATAGAAGGAAGGCGCTATATTATCTTTTAAGGAAACTCTCATGCATCTGGCGGTACATCGTCTACGATGGTTACAAGCTCAACTTTCCCGCCGTGATCGTGGTCAACCTTATCCCGCCATCCGGCCCGGTTTTTCATGTTGAATATCCATGACCCGGCGCTGAAGAAAGGTATCTTACCCTGCATTCCCAATATGCCCTGCTTTTCCCAAAATAAAAGGCATTCCCGTTTTGCTTTAGAGATCATTTCCGGGTCAAAATCTTCCGGGTATCGGTCAATGTAAGTCCTTATGGTGTCATCGCTTGCTTCTGGCCATGAGTCGATGGAATAGCCCTGCGCTATGTGTTTGCAGAAACTTTTACAAGCCGCCTTACGCTTTTCCGGCGTAGGCCATTTATCAGGATTTCCAACTGGCTTTGACATTTTACCCGAATCCTTTCGGGTTTATTATATCAACTAGAAGAGGGGAACGCTATAGCGAGATATCTTTGATAGATTCTGCTATAGTCTCTGCGGCTTTTCTTATATCAATGCCGATCCATAGCGCTCCGACCAAAATTGCAGCGCAAATTAAAACATATTCCATCAAGCCACCCTCTTAATCTTGGATTTCAAAACAGCATTCTCTTTCTCGATATCCTTGATATATCGCTTATAAGCCCCGCTTAATATATTCTGCGCCATAATGCTTTCCCGCAGCGCCCGGATCTCGGCTCCCATTTCGTCAAGGATTTCGTCAAAGGTTTGGGTCATTGTCTTTCTCAATAATAAATTTCAATATATCGCAATTATCTCTGAAATAAGGCCACAATGAACTCATATAATCACGTAGCTCTTTTTCTTCTTTATCTCTTTCCTCATCTGTTCTGTAATATTTTTGGGGTATGCAAAACATTATATTGTCTACGCCGAACATGCGGCCCCAACCATAATATGTTGTTAAAAAACGGATGAACTGGTCTTTGTTCTGAGGAGGTTTACTTTGGAAAAGTGTAGAGAAACCCAGACATTCTTTATTAAAATGCTGGTTAACCAAGTGCCATGGTCTCCACAAAAGCCAGAATGTTCTTGCTATATTATCATCGAAAACTTTCCTTAAATCAGCATCGTCTGAATTGTCAGGATCAAAGGATAATTTTATTGGGTTTCTAATTTTATCTGGATAGTCCATTTTCCTCTTCCCATTGCTTGACCTGAACTATGGTGTGAAGCTCTGCAAGCTCTTCGGTCAATCCATATATTTTTACACGCACATTAGCCCCGCCTGATTTCCACATTCCCGCTGTTCTGAATTTGAAAGCAAATTCCCCATTTTCGGAACTCCATTCATATCCGCAGGAATAGTTATAACCCTCCGACCTTTCAGCCTTCAGAGCATCGCGGGAACGGGTGACTTTTGGGATTCTATCCCTTTCTGTAACAAAGTTTTCAGCACCTTTATGAGCAATATCTTTATAAATTGCAGAGGGATTTTTGTAATTTCCTATGCCAAACTCTATAAATTCGCCGCCACATTTAATCCCATGAAACCGCGCATCAATTTCATCCAGCGTATCCGAATCAACCGGGTCCACAGCCTCTATCATTTTCAGGATTTTTTCAGCGGGGGTCATGGCTTTTCCTTCCTCTGGTGGGAAGAATGCCATCCTTCGCATAAAGGACAGTGATAGATTGTACTGTCATATGCTTTTTTCTTGTAACATGCTTTTTCAACAGCATCCTGAGTTTTAAAGCGCACTTTTCTTAAGCATATATTCCAAACTCGCGCCCTATTTATAATATCAAACACAAACATCACCTTTCCAAAACCGGGACAGTCTGAAGCCGAAACTGCCCCGGCCCGAATCATATTATTAAATGTGGTTGATAATGTCAACTCCAGAGACACAAAAAAGCCAGACCGAAGTCTGACTCTCTGTGTTGTCTCTCCAACTGCCACCTATTCCTATCTGCTTGTTCGCAAGGTCTGTATGAACACTGTTCGCCGGGATAATCTGACCACTCTGTGCGAGTGAGAACGCCGAAGCGTCCTGAACAAATTGACCCTATGCCACCTGATTATTCATGTCAACCGATAAAGATTCCTGCTTATTATCAAATTTATTCCAGAATTTTTCTTCCCATGAATTCAAGACTCTACCCCGCAATTGTTCTATGACTTTCGGGCGTATGTCTTTCAAAGCCCACTCTTCACTTACTCGATTTATAGACCGGCATCTTGTTTCTTTCACACCAAAAGCTTCATCACATTCTTTTTTCCAAAGCAGACAAGCCATATCAAGCGGTGATGTTACGCCCGATTTCCATCGGAAAAATTTATTATCCAAACCCTGAAGGATCGCTGTATCAAAATAATCTCTTATTTCCCCTGTTTCATGATGATAAATACCGTTGCATTTTGGATATCCTCTAAATCCATATTTGTCTGGTTTGAATTTTTTTAAGTGGTGGCTATCCATAACAACAGCTACACAATCAAACGCTCTGCGATATGGTTTGCATTGTTTTCCTATCGAATCATTACAGAATTTATCCTTGCCGCTTTTAAGCTCTATGCACCCTAAATATTTATCGTCAAGACAAACAATATCGGCACGCCCTCCGCTACTTGCCGTATCAAGCGGGATTTCAATACGTATATTTTCCCGCTTCCATCCCTCTTTGAGAAGTTGTCGAACAACACCGGCCCGGATATCGTATTCATTGGTTTTATAAGCTTTCACCGACAAATTCCCTTTCCCCAAACTCCCCTTGCAGCATCACAGAAATAATATCTTTCGCGCCCTGATCCCTGATGGATTCCGCATACTTCACGGCCTCTGTAAGAAGATCAAAAAACTTGGTTTCTTCCATGTCGGATTCGTGGGTTACGGTTACGGTGGTTTTCATGTTTTAGGTTCCTTCTTAGAGCGATGAACACCGCAATATAGCTTTCCTTTATAGTTATATTTTGCAGTATTAGTACACTGGCCATCCCCAGTGGAATCTTTGATGTGTTGTTTGGTCAGGATAGCGCAACATCTTCTTTTGATCTCGCCCATCACGATCCCTTACCTATATATTTCGGTCCATACAAAATCATCACGCCATCCCCGCCGCAATACCGGCAATCCCAGTAAACGAAATGAAACCATAGGTTTCCAGAGCCTTTGCATACGGGGCATATCATTCTTTTGACTCTGGTGGTTGTGGTATTGGTTGCCATAGTGTTGGGTCTATTACACGAGCCAAAAAGCCGTTTGCTGTTAATCTTGTCCAGCATTTATCAGCCTCACACCAGCACGATTGCCAAACAATTCGGTGTTTATCGCAGAGTAAGATCCAAACACCCTGCGGCGCTGTTTCGATAGGTTGCCATTCCGGGGCGCGAATATATTTTACCTTGTCCCGATAGGTTTCTTCAGCACTGGCTTTGTAATGCCCGTTACCCGGTATTATCGGGCAAGCCTCATATCCTATCCACATTTCGTTTGGGTAATCATCCATTTCCTTCTACCTTTCCTTGGAGTTTTTAGCATCCTTAGTCAAATGCCATTTCTTACAATAATCACATTGATAATAGCTAAGATCACACAACAGAGCTTTTATCCTTGCGGTTTTCTCTTTGTAAAATTTCACCTTTTTCCGGCATGATATCTTTTTCCTTTTCTTCAGGTTTTTATCGCTGTTTTCAAGCGTCATCCCCGGTATGTAAGTTACTTCAGCATCATAATTTCCTATTAATTTCTTACTCATTCCTTTTTAGGACCCGAATTTAACAGTTCAATCCCTGCCTCTTTCTTCGTAACCATATTACCATAAAGCGGCGAGGCCAATCTTTTCGCCACAAATTTCAAAGCCTTCCGTTTCATGTTCCGGTTCGTAGCGGTTTCGATACACGCTAAATATTCGGCTCTGTGCGCCACCAGTTCCTCAGCATAGCGGAAGTCAGTAGATTTTAGGTACCTATGCCACCATTCGATTGAACCGGCCTCAGTGCCTCCCTGTCGCTCACAATGGACTTCTTCATGTTTAATCAAGGGATATGGAATATCATAACCAGATGGGGAATAGATCGCGCCGTTAAAGGCGAAAATCACCCCGTAATTATCAGCCATCGGGAAAACCTTCACGATATCTTCAAAGTTTGGCGGTCTTTCATGGATGATTCTCATGGTCAATCCTTTACCGGCATTGGAGACAACATGAATATTTTGTCTATAGGAATGGGGCTTCTATCATTATAGGTAAGACGACCCATTCCTTTCCATATCTTAGTAATATCTTTCTGAACATCTGTTTTTTTATCATATCTTATTGATCCCATTCCAGACCTACTGTCTTTGAGTAAACAAAATATGCACCACTTCCCGTCATAACTATCCAGTAAATCTTCGTCATCTTTCAATTTTTCATCAATCATTTTACAGCCCTTTCAAATGCCTCAAATATTCCGCCGATCTTTCTTTTCCGTGCATTCTGGTTAATTCGATCAAATGCTTTTCAATTTGAGGGATGAATCCTTTTTTCTGAATTTGATCCCATGACAAACCATACCATGGAATTTCCGGTTTTGCCTCGGTACGCGGTGATGGTTTTCCCGGCCCTGTTCTGTCTTTATGCCAGCGTCTATCTGATTCATACTGACTGATTATTTTATAAATATTAGCGGGAGTCGGCATCGTGCTTTCATCCCGCATCCATTCAAGGAAGGCATTTGTGATATCGTGAATCGAACAGCGTTCAAGGGTTATGCTGAATCCGCTTACGATGTTTTCAGATGCTTCCGGGGTTTTTCCGTAGATATTGAAAACATCAAAGCTCTGACTGATCAGTGATCGCAACTGAGTCGTCCGGGCAAGGGTTTCTTGCTTCCCAGTCTGCCATGTATTTTTCGACTCCCCGATCGCCTGCGGCTTCGAGTCGTTCGTGATAAGTTGGTTTTGCATGTCCGTTTCCTTTCCGTGGTGCGTTATCCCATTTGAAGCTATTTCTGAATGCTGCAATGTAATCCTTATATTTTGGTGCTATACTACGGCAATAATCCTTGAACATTTCCAGTAATTCTTTTTCGTCAATGACCATATATTTCCCTGATGCTCTTTTCCCTTCCAGCCATTCCGAAACATGCGAAAGTTCCAATTCTTCAAATCCTATTTTTTCTTTTTTAGGAGATACTTTAGTATCTTCTTTTTTATACGTAGTAGGAGAAGGAGAAGGAGAAGGAGTGTTGGGCTTTGGTTGCAAGCAATCGTCAACCAACTTTGAACCACCCTTGGATTTTTGTTTATTTTCAATGCGTTGAGCGGCGCTTTTTTTACCACCTTTTGCACTCTTTTTACGCCAAGCAAGCATTGAAAATAAACAAAAATCCAAGGGTGGT